ACCCAAAACTAATTCCTCTAGTGGACTTGATGTTGGGCCTTTTTTTTGGAGTTTGTCTTTACGGGATTTTTTTTGGATACGGAATAATTCAAGGCGGGTTGATTGGAATTGCTCTCGGTTTGAGCGCTTGCGGTTTGTTCAGCGGCTTTAAAAATTTATCTAGTTTAAAGTGAGGATTTATAGATGAAGTTTAAAGGAATAGACATTTCTAGCTGGGAAGAGGGCTTTTCGTTACAAACGGCGTCGAATTTAGGTTATGACTTTGTTCTTTTAAGAGGCGGATATACTGGATACGGGAAAAACCGAGTTAAAAAAAAGGATGATTCTTTCGAAACTTTTTACTATCAGGCTAAAAATCTAGTAATTCCTGTCGGAGCTTATTATTATTCTTGCGCTGATAGTGAACAATTTGGAATAGATGAGGCTAACTTTTTTTATGAGTATTGCCTAAAAGATAAAAAGTTTGAGATGCCCGTTTATATAGACGTAGAGGAAGTTAGATGGCAAGCAAAAAACAAAAAAGGCGTTACTGATGCAATAATAGGATTTTGTGAAACGCTTGAAGACAAGGGTTTTTACGTCGGTGTTTATGCTTCTAGCAGCTGGTTCGAAAATAAAATAGAGACAGCTAGATTAAACGATTATACGAAGTGGGTTGCTAACTGGAGGTCTACAAAACCGGATTTTAGGTGGAATGGTTTTCACCTTTGGCAGAATAGTGACGACCTTAATATAAATAAATTTACCGTAGATTCTGATATTGCTTTCATAGATTTTCCTAGTGTCATTATCCAGGGCGGCTTTAATGGATACGGTAAAAAAGGGGATCAAGAACAAAAAACTTATATAGTTAAACGGGGTGACACGCTTAGTCAGATTGCTCAAAAATATAACACGACAGTTAAATCTCTAGCTGCTAAAAATAATATAAAAAACGTTAATCTAATTTATCCGAACCAGGTTTTAAAAATTTAGAGGTGAGAACAATTTACAAAACGTGCGGGCGGTGTGGTTTGTTGCATGACCATAACTACACATGTAGAAAAGGTATTGACCGTAGTAAATATAAAACGGCGGAAGATAAACTTAGAAATACTTATCAGTGGCATTCGACAGCTACGTGGATTAAAAAAGAAAGTAACTATTTATGTGCGGTTTGTTTAGACCATGGCGTTTATAGTTATGATGGTTTAGAGGTCCATCACATAATTAAAATAAAAGACGACGCAAGTAAATTGTTAGATATAAACAATTTAATCTGTCTATGTAGATATCATCACATGCTTGCTGATAGTGGAGATTTAGATAAAAATTATTTATTTAATTTAGTCAAAAAGCGAGAAAACAGCGATAACGCGCCATCCCCCCCTATCCTTTGAAATAAATGAGCTTTTGAAAAAATAATGTAACGCCCAACCTTTTTACACAAAAAAAATAAAAACCCGTGATTTTTTGGAAAAAACGAAGGTTTTTTTTATATATAAACAAATTCTTTTTAAAACAAACAAAAAGCGATTAAAAAATAAAAAAAGGTGACAAAATGAAAGAATTACAATTAGAATACCTTGAATTAAGCGACATTATTCCTTATGAAAACAATCCTCGACACAATGATGAGGCTGTCGATTATGTTGCTAACTCGATTAAAGAGTTTGGTTTTAAAGTTCCGATAATTATAGATGAAAATAATGTCATAGTTGCTGGTCACACAAGATTAAAGGCTTGTGAAAAATTAGGTCTTAAAAAAGCGCCGTGTATTCGAGCAGACGATTTAACGGAAGACCAGATTAAAGCTTTTCGACTGGCTGACAACAAAGTCGGCGAGATTGCGACGTGGGATTTAGATAAATTAAATTTAGAGCTTGAAAACATCGACTTTGATATGACGCCTTTCGGGTTTGAAGACATAGAAATTGATTTAGGCAGTTATTATGATAAACTTGATCACCGAGAAAAAGATACTCTAGCTGCTCGCTTCATCGTGCCGCCTTTTTCTATACTTGATTCAACTAGTGCAAGATGGCAAAACAGAAAAAAAGAGTGGTTGAAAAAAACGGGAAATTTATCCGAAACAAGAGATGGTGAATTTGGTCTTACCTCAACAAACTCAAAGAATAGTATCTACAATTCAATTGGAAAAGGAACAAGTAACTTTGACCCCGTTCTTGCAGAAATTGTATACACCTGGTTCTGTCCAGAAGGCGGAAAAATTTTAGACCCGTTTGGAGGTGAACAAACTAAGGGAGTTGTCGCGGGGGAATTAGGATTATCTTATAGAGCGGTTGAAATAAGACGAGACCAAGTCGATGTAAATCGGTCTAAAGTCGCACAATATAAAGATGTTGAGTATGTTTGTGGCGATAGCAACAATATAAACACATTGATTAAAGAAAACGACTTTGATTTATGTTTTACGAGCCCTCCTTACTATGATTTAGAAGTTTATAGTAAAGAAGACTTAAGCAGTCTAGGACATTACGAAGAATTTATGCGACAGTATAAAAACATCTTCCAGAAGTGTTATGACAAGCTCAAGGAGGATAGTTTTTTAGTTTTAAAAGTCGGCGAGATAAGAGACAAAAAAACTGGAATATACAGAGGATTTGTTCCTGATAATATTCGGGTAATGAACGAAATTGGATGGAAGTTTTACAACGAAATTATTCTTGCTACATCGATAGGGACAGCTCCGATAAGAGCAAACATATCGATGAAAACAAGAAAGATTGTAAAACGACATCAAAACGTTCTAGTTTTTTATAAGGGAAATCCTTCAAATATCGTCGAAAAGTTCAAGCCGATAGAATACACGGACGAGGAATTGCTAGATGCCGGGGAATAATGAGCAAAAATTCTTTGACATGGGGATTATGTTATACGCCGCTTTTTTGCACGAAAAGCCTTTAATAAGAGTGCCGGATGATTATGTAAACATATCGGAAGCCGTTGTCAAAAAAATCGGCTGGAAGTCCAAAGTGAGCGGAGTAAACTATAAATTTACTATCGGCGATATTAAAGAGAACAAAAAAGTAATGATCGGTTTGAGCGGTGGATTAGATAGTGTTTATTTTATGCATCGTTTAATTGACGATGGTTATGATGTGACGGCTGTCTATGTTGACGGGTTGAATAAAAGTTCCGCAAAAATAGAAGCGAAACAAGCAAAAAAAATCGCAAGAGAAGCTCAAGCGAATTTTTTAAATATAAAAATGAAGGTTCCTTCACAAACCTTTCCAGACAATCCTTTTAAAAATCAGCTTATCTTATCAACTATGCTCAATTTAGGTATCAAAAAAGGAATTTACCGGTATGCTCTAGGATGTGACTGGACTAGTCCCTTGCGTGATGCTATCACCGGATATACAATCACGGATTCAGAGGAAGTAAATAAATATTTTTGGGAAGGCGTTAAAAAACACTTCCCGCAAGCAGAATTGATGTTTATAGATGTAGAGGACAAAAAGTACAAACGGTTCGATTGGCTCTATAAGAATCATTATAATTCGCTTGTGAATGTCTCGAGTTGTGTTTCACCGTTAAGATTTAGAGAACATTTACACAAAAAAAACATATCGAAGTACAACGTCAATTTATTGCAAGGCCGATGTGGTTCTTGCTATAAGTGCGCAATCGAATATATCTTGCTAGTAGAAACAAGACATATTAAAAAGAACGCTAGATTTTACGATCACTGTTGGGACATATTAAACACTTCAAAGACATACGACAGACCGGATTGGTTTGCCGCTAAACTCCCGTTAGAAAAGAGGTTGGAAAATTTACTTGACATCGGAAGTTAAACTTTTGAGGTTTCCGCATAAAAAAATCAGAGCGGCGGTGATAAAAAAATTTATTGAAAAAAGAGGGTATAGAGGAGTTGTATGTTTCAGTTGCGGGAATGCGAGCCGGGAGTTAAAAAATGTCGGTCTTAACGTTCTTGACATTAGTCCGATGGGGGATTTAATTCCAAACCGGTGGTTTCGACCTAGTGAGGTTGCGGAAAAGTTTTATGGATATTTTGATGCGACAAGCGGTCATTTACCGATGGAGTTAATGATTGAGATAGCTGCGGAGTATAAAAAATACTTAGGATTATCTTTGCCATCGTGTTATATCCCGACAGGGAGCGGTGAAACAATTTTTTGTTTAAAGCTCGCTTATCCAGATGAAGAGCTTATCGCCGTTTATAATCTTGATGAAGCAACAGAATATAATGAGAATGCGGTTTTAAATGATATCGTTAAAATTTTTGCGAAAAATATAATTTTTGCGAACGCAGACCAAAAATTCGATAACATAGAAGTTTTCCAGGAGCAAAGAATTAATGTTTAGTTTTGATATTACCTGGATTTTGACAGCTTTATCGCTTTCGGGGAGTATTTTTAACGTCAAGAAAAAAGTTGCTTGTTTCTATATCTGGTCAGTTTGTGAAATTTTTTGGTTGATACTAGACATAAGAAGTCGGACTTTTGGTCGGGCTTTTTTAGATTTAACTCAGTTTGGATTTGCGTTATATGGAATACATGAATGGAGTGAAAAGAATGGAAAAAAAGTTAACTTTAAATGAGCAAGCAAAAGAAATAATGAGGATTGCCGAGGAAAGCGGCGTCCAATCGAATTTCTTTTTTATTACAACATTTAAGCGATATCAAGTTCAGTTAAGTATTCTAAATGAGCTAGAAAAAACGATGAAAGAAGAGGGGATGTTAGTTAGTAAAGAATACGTGAAAGGCCGGAAAAATTTATATTCCAATCCCGCGGTCGCTGAATATAACAAAACGACCGATAGCGCGAATAAAACAGTCGCTACTCTTATTAGAATTATAAAAAGTTTTAATGTTGAAGAAAGTACAGAAGAACTAGATCCATTAATGAAAATGATAAACGGTGAAAATGAAGACGATTAATAATAGAGCTTACGATTTTTGCAAAAAATCGGTTAGTCGAAGGACTACGCCTTCGTATGTCAAAAAGCAGATGAAAGATTTCATGAAAACATGCGAGGGAAAAAATAAAAAATATGTCTTATGTGAAAAGAAAGTAAGACAACTAGAAAATATATTAAAACTGCTGATTATGCCGAAAGGCCTTAAAGCCGGGAAGACGCTTTTTGAGTGTACGACTGGTTATCAGTGGTTTTTTTATACAGCTGTTTTATGTACTGTCTATAGAAACAATCTAAACAAACGAAGATATGAAACCGGCGTTTTAGAGATTTGCCGAAAAAATTTTAAGACATACACGATAGCGACGACGTTTATTTTACTTTTTTTAACTGAGCCGCAATTCAGTAAATTTTATTCTGTCGCTCCGGACGGGGCTTTATCGCGGGAGATAAGAGAGGCTATCAGCGAGACACTCCGCTCAAGCCCGTTAATTTATGAGTATAAAAGTTTTAAAAGATTTAAGATTTTACGAGATTATATTTTATTCAAGCCGACACAAATTCAGTACATTCCCCTCTCCTATTCAACTAGTCGAATGGATGGGCGTTTACCGAATGCTTTCATTGCAGATGAAGTCGGGGCCTTGCCTTCAAACTATGCGATAGAGGCGATGCGGTCTGGACAGCTGAATATACTAAATAAACTCGGATTTATTGTGTCTACTAAATATCCGACAATTGACAACCCATTCGAAGACGAGGTCGCTTATTCCAAAAAAGTTTTAGACGGGCTTGAGCAAGACGAAACAAGATTTAGTTTATTGTACGAGCCGGATAAAACTAAAGGATGGGAAACAAACGATTTAATCATGCAGCAAGGAAATCCTGTCGCGCTTGAGATTCCGGAGATTTGGGACGATTTAATAAAAAAACGAGCTTATGCGATAGCGGTTGAAAACGCGCGGGAAAATTTTGTCACTAAACACTGCAATGTCGTTTATCAGGGCGTCGGAACAGAATCATACATCGATGTAAAAGATGTTCAGGAGTGCAAGGTCGCGAATATTAACTGGAGCGGGCGTGTCGTTTATGTTTCTTTAGACTTATCGGAAACAAGTGATAACACAAGTGTGTCCATGGTCACGGTTGACGACAATAATAATATTTTAGCTGAAAGTTTTGCGTTTATTCCGGCGGGGCGGATAGTAGAAAAATCAGTTAGTGAGAAAGTTAATTATTTAGAATTAACAAAAACAAAAAAAGTAATCGCATGCGGCGACCGAGTGATAGATTACACGGCAGTCGAAAATTTTATATTAAACTTAGAGGAAGATTATGGTGTCCAGATTCAAGCGATTGGTTATGACCGATGGAATGCTTTATCAACTGCACAAAAATTAGAAAACGCCGGATACAACTTAGTTGAAATTAAACAACATTCCAACATCCTCCACCCCCCGACAAAACTATTAAAAGAAAAAATATTAAATAAAGAATTTGAATACACTGAGAACAAGTTACTAGAAATTAATTTTCAGAATGCTCGATGTGTGTATGACACAAACAAAAATCAATACGTCAACAAAAAGAAATCTAGCGGGAAAGTAGATATGGTTGTTAGTTTAATAAACGCCGTGTTTTTACTAGAGAAAGATGTATTTTTAAATCAGATGGACTTCACAGTTCAAACTTTTTAAAAAGGAGGCGACAATAGATGATTTGGGGCGTTTTATCATGGGTGATGTCTGCAGTCGCGTTAGTGGGGACAATTATAAACGCCGAAAAGAACAAGTTCGGTTTTGTTTTTTGGATGGTTTCTAATTTATACATGACCATCCGTTTTGCTGTCATCGGGGAATATGCTCAGATGACTTTGTTTTTTATTTATTTTCTTTTAGCAATCAGAGGACTAGTAGTCTGGACAAGAAAAAAAGGAGAAACTTCGAAGATAGAGGCGGTGAAATATTATGAGGTTTAAGTTTTTTAAAAAAAGGGGTGTAACGAACACGAGCGACACCCCATCCACTCCAATAACTCCGCCGGTTGATGATGTTTTGTTGAGTGCTTTAATGAAAGGGGAAACCATAACACGCGATAAAGCGATGACTTTGCCGGCTGTCGCCGGGGCGGTTGATTTTATTTCTAACATAATCGCATCGATGCCGGTAAAATTGTATAAATATAAGCAAGGAAAAGTAGAGGCGTTAGATGGTGACAGTAGAGTTAAGTTATTAAACGGCGACACAGGGGACACACTAGACGCCTTCCAGTTTAAAAAGGCGATGGTTGAGGATTATTTACTAGGAAAAGGCGGATATGCTTACATCCGGAGATACAGAAACCAAGTCACGGGCCTTTTTTATGTCGAAGAAATTTACATAACTATAATGAAAAACTTTCAGCCAATCTTTAAGGATTATGTAATTCTAGTCGAAGGACAAGAATACAAACCTTACGAGTTTATTAAACTGTTACGAAAGACAAAAGACGGGTCGAGCGGTGTCGGTTTAACAGTCGAATTATCGAAAGCGTTAGAAACGGCTTATCAAACACTTCTCTATCAGCTAGGTCTAGTTAAGAGCGGCGGGAACAAAAAAGGTTTTTTAAAATCCGTAAGAAAACTTGGTCAAGATGAAATAAATGTCTTAAAAAACGCCTGGCAAAATCTCTACGCGAACAACGAGAGCAATGTCGTTGTCTTAAATAATGGTCTTGAGTTTCAGGAGGCAAGTAATTCGTCGGTTGAGATGCAGTTAAACGAAAGTAAAAAAACTTTGCAAGACGAGATAAATAATATTTTCCACATTCAAAAAGATTTTTACGACACGTTTAAGCAAGCTATCTATCCGATAGTTAAAGCATTCGAAACAGCCTTAAATAGAGATTTATTATTGGAAAAAGAGAAGAAGAATTATTTCTTTGAGTTTGATGTAAAAGAAATTGTGAAGGCGAATATAAAAGAGCGTTATGAGGCGTATAAACTTGCGAAAGAAAGCAGTTTTATGACAATTAACGAAATTAGAAAAGCTGAAAACATGGAGTACATAGAAGGGCTGGATGTTGTAAATGTCGGGCTCGGAGCGGTTTTATATGACATTAATACACATCAGTATTACACGCCGAATACTAACTCTACTGCAGACATGACAGACGAAAAAATACAAAACTTGATAGAGGCAAAAGAAGTTGACACGGCTTTCGAGGAAAGCGGTAATAGTTCTTTATGAATTATTTAGTTTTAAAAAATGAAATTCGAAATATAAAAAAGAATGGAGTTCACATCCATTCAAATAATTCAACAATTATAATAATTCACAAAGATTAAGGTGAAAACCCTTGCTGCTTCTATTATACTACAAAAAAACAAAAAATCAGTCAGATTAAACATCTAACTGACTGTTGCTGAAAAATGTCTTAACGGCTTATATATATTAAAAAATTTTATATAAAAAATCAATTCTAAAACCTGGACTTATGCAAGCCGGGTTTTTTGTTGATTAAAAAGGAGGTGATGAAATGAATGTAAATATTCGACAAGACCATGTTGAGATAGAGGGATATGTAAACGCCGTAGAAAGAAATTCGAAACCTTTAAAAAGTAGAATGGGACAGTTTATAGAGAGAATTTGCAAGGGCGCTTTCAAGAATGCGATCAAAAGAAATGAAGACATACATATCCTCTTAAATCACAACTGGGACCGCGACTTAGGTTCGACCAAGCAAGGAAACCTTGAACTGGAGGAAGACAACATTGGTCTGAAAGCCCGGGCTAAGATTACTGATGAAGAAGTTATAGAAAAAGCCCGGCGCGGTGACCTTGTGGGATGGTCGTTCGGTTTTTCGGACCTAGATGTTGAGAACACCGTGGAACATGATATGCCGGTTAGAGCCGTGAAAGAGATGGATTTGTATGAAGTATCAATTTTAGACAGAGCGGCGAAGCCGGCTTACGAAGGAAATTTAATAACGGCCCGAAGTGAAAATAATGAAATTCAATTTAGAAGTGAGCCGTTTATTGACAAGGTGGTGATAAAAGAACTTAGAGAAGAAAAATCCTCAGACAAGCCGGTGGAGCCCCCGGCTGAGGAAAAACCAGAACAATTAAAAGAGGCTGCTCAGATTGATTATTCAAAGTACGAAAATATTATTAAAGAAATGAAAGGATTTTAAAAAAATGAACCAAAAAGAATTAATGGAAAAGAAAAATGATTTAATCACAAGAGCTGAAGAAACCTTGAACAAGGCGAAGGCTGAGAAAAGAGAATTAACTGATGCTGAGATGGCTGAATTAGCAGAAATACGCGACAATGTTCGGAAAATTGTTAAGGCTTTAGATTTAGACGACTTTTTTGACCGTGAAGGCAGAAATAATGGTAAAAAGCCTGAATCCCAAAATATGGAAAAAGGAAGCGAGGAAATGAGCGAAGATACACGCGCAAAATGTGGTCAGGAAGTTAAAGAAACCCGGGCTTTCGAGGATTTTCTTAGAGGTAGAGTTACTAATGAGCGTACAAATATGACTTTCGATGATAATGGCGCAGTTGTTCCAACTACAATTGCTAACAGGATAATCAAAAAAGTCTACAATATTTGTCCTATTCTAGAGAGGTCAACTAAATACAATGTTAAAGGCACTTTAGAGCTCCCATACTATGATGTTGACACGACAACTATTACAGTGGCTTACAAAGACGAATTTTCGGCTTTAACAAGTTCTTCCGGAAAATTTGATTCAATTACTTTAACAGGTTACCTGGCAGGTGCTTTGACAAAAATTTCCAGGTCTTTAATTAACAATTCTCAGTTTGATATTGTAGCTTTCGTAGTTGATGAAATGGCTTATGCTATAAAAAGATTTATAGAAAATGAGCTATTAAACGGAACACCTGGCAATCCGCCTTCAACTCCATCAAAAGTTTTAGGTCTTTATGGTTTAACAAACTATATAACAGCCGCATCGCAGACGGTTATAACAGCTGATGAGGTTGTGCAACTGCATGATAGAGTCAAAGATGAATTCCAAGACAATGCCATGTGGATTATGTCTCCTGCTACTAGAACGGCTCTAAGACTTTTGAAAGCTACGACTGGATATTATCTATTGAACGATGACGTCTCGAGCCCGTTTGGCACCACTCTGTTAGGCAAACCTGTATATGTTTCTGACAACATGCCTGATATGGCTGCTGGAAAAAATGCGATCTTCTATGGCGACTTTAGAGGTCTTGCGACTAAATTTAGTGAAGAACTCAGCATTGAAGTTTTGCGCGAAAAATATGCAGATGAACACGCCATCGGTGTGATTGGTTGGTTTGAGTTTGATTCTAAAGTTGAAGACGCTCAAAAAATTGCGAAGTTGGTCATGGCTTCTGCTTAAGACGGAGGTTTTTTATGAAATATAAAGCGCTAAACTCCTTTAGCGGAGCTATTAGCATGGCTAAAGACGAAATCCGTGAATTGACAGATCAGTCTTTAATTAAAGACTTAACTAAAGCCGGATATATAATGCCTTACGTAAAAATCGAAAAAAGCAAACCCGGTGTAAAAACTAAAAAAGGAGGTAAAAAATAATGTTTGTAAAAGCTCTAAAGCCGTTTACGAGTTTTTTAAACGGCGCCTTTTTTTCGCCTTCAAGTGGTGCAGTTTTTGAAACTACAAGTGAGACAGGCGCAGAAATGATTTCTCAAGGTTTAGTCGAAGAATACACTTTGATTACTCCGACAGGGACTAAAACAATTACTGCAAACGGCACAGATATTGACGTTGCACAATATGCGAAAGCAGACGTGGCAGTCCCTGAACCAACCGGCAACATAGAACTCACAGAAAATGGAACAAATATTGATATTGCTGATTATGCGACAGCAACCGTTGCAGTTTCAGTGCCGACTGGAAATATTGAGATTACTGAAAACGGCACAAACATTGATGTTGCGCAATATGCGACTGCAAGTGTAGCAGTTCCAGGACCTTCTGGAAGCCTAGATATTACAGAAGACGGGACATATGACGTGTCACAGTATGCACAGGTGGTTGTAAGTGTCGGTGGTTCAGGATGAATGAAATTTTTAAAGTGAGTGATATAACTTATCAAGACATCGCTGATTATTTAAGATTAAGCGAATTAAGTTCCTCAGATATAAATACAATTTCAGCAATGTTAAACGTCGCTAAAACTTATATTATGCAATACACGGGGAGAACTGCTGAAGAATTAGACAGCTATCAAGATTTTGTGATAGTTGTCTTTGTCCTTTGTCAAGATATGTGGGACAACCGGGCGTTATATGTCGATAAACAGAATTTAAATAATGTGATAGAGTCCATTCTAAATATGCATTCGGTGAATTTATTATGATAAACGCAGGAAAATACAACAAAAAAATCACAATTTATCAAACTCAAGTTGTGGAGGATGAACAAGGGTTTCAAACGACTGAAAAAACGGTAATTCTTCAACCTCATGCGAATGTAAAAACGACTAAAGGATTTACTTTAATCGCTAACGGGAGTGACTTTGAAAAGGCGTTTACTAACTTCACAATCAGATATCCAATCACAGAGATTACCAGGGATATGCTAGTAGAATTTAATGGAAAAATTTATACAATTGAGTACTTAAATAATATAAACGAAGAAAACGTGGAGCTAGAAATTCAAGCCAAAGAGGTGACCCATTGATGGCGAAAATTGAGGTAAAAATTCCTCAAGATGAAATAAGAAAAATAGAAGAAGTTTATAAAAACACGTTTGACATTTTTGGACGAATGACCAGGGCTGGAGCACAAGTTACTTTAAACACCGTGAAATCTAATGTTCCGAGAAGTTGGCATGGAAGCAATATTATGAACAACATAAAATTAACTAAGACTTATAGAACACCGAGCGATGGTGGAATAAACACCAAAATCATTATAAATGGATATTTTATAAATAAAAACGGTGTAAGAACACCGGCTCCGCTTGTCGCGAACGTGTTTGAACATGGTAGAAGTGCGCAAAGTCGGGGCGGCAAGTTTGTTAAGCAGCCGTTTTTTAGAAAATCTTTTAAAAAGGATCAAATCGAAAAAGCGATGTTAGATGAGCAAAAAAAGCGAGTGGTGGAATTTTAGATGAATGAATTGATAAAAACGATTTTTACTGATTTCACGGTTGATGGCGAGACAATTCCAGTAAAATTTCTTATATATGATGGTCACGAGAAATCGTATATCACATATCAGCAAGTCGACGCAGATAATTCTTTAAGCGGCGACGATGATTTAATTGGATACGTGGATTATTATGACTTTGATATTTATTCTAAGGGGAATTACACAAAAATTATAGAAAGTGTAAAAAAATTATTAAAACAAAACGGCTTCATTTGGCAGCCGAGTAAGTCGAGTGCTGATTTTTATGAAACCGACACGGGATATTACCATAAAACTTTAAATTTTGCTTTTTTAAGGGAGGAAGAAATAGATGGCTAAAATAGGTTTGACTAATTTCAGGTATTCACCACTAACAGAAGGTGCAGATGGAACACCGATTTATGCGGGAGCACAAACTCCCGGAAAAGCCGTATCTTGTAATGTGAGTATCACAAGTAATAGTGCGATGTTATATGCAGACGACACGCTAGCAGAAAGTGATACTAGTTTTCAGAGCGGAACAGTAACTATGGGAATTGACGAAGATGATTTACAAACGATGGCTGCGTTGCTCGGACACACGATTACCGAAGCAGGAATAATGACAAGAAACATCGAAGACACAGCTCCTTATGTTGGACTAGGACGTGTTGTCACGAAGATGGTCAACGGCGTTTATAAATATAAAGTCGAATTTTTATACAAAGTCAAATTTTCCGAGCCGAGCGCAGAAAACTCGACTAAAGGTGAAAGTGTAGAGTTTGCGACTACAGAAATTGAAGGAACAGTCTCCGCGCTTAAAAACGGGAATTGGTCTGTCGCTCAAACGTTTAGTACTAAATCAGATGCGATTACATATCTAGAAAGTTTGATGGCCGCTCCATCAACGACTTACACGATAACTTATAACGTTAATGGAGGAACAGGAACTATATCACCGGCGACAGTTACGGCGGGCGAATCAGTAACATTAAATAATGGGTCTAGTTTGACGGCGCCGACAGGAAAAACGTTTAATGGATGGGCGACGACTTCGGATGCCGAAACGGCTGATGTTACAAGTCCTTATACGCCCGAGGGGGATATTACAATTTATGCAGTCTGGACAAATTTAACTAACTAAAGAAAAAAGCGGATTTAAAATTCCGCTCCTTTTTTTATATCAGGAGGTTTTAACATGAAAGATTTTAACAGCGAGATAGAATATAACGGCAAAAAATATAAGTTAGTTTTCAATTTAAATGTCATGGAATTAATACAAGAAGAGTACGGGTCTTTAAGTAAATGGGGGAAATTAACGGATGGGTCGACTGGCGAGCCGAATGCGAAAGCTGTCATTTATGGTTTTACGGCGATGTTAAACGAAGGAATTGAGATGGAAAACGAGGAAAAACACGCAGAAGAAAAACCGCTGACTTTAAAGCAAGTTGGGAGAATGATTACGAGTATTGGTTTACAGTCTGCGACAAGGGCTTTAAATAACACCGTGGTAGAAAGTACAAAAAGTGACGAAAAAAACGCATAATCCAGGATGAAGACGAAGAAAATCCGGTCATTGACTTCTCCTGGATATATTTTATCGGCAAGACTAAGTTAAGCTTGTCTTTTTTTGAGACTGGAAAACTAACGCTTCGGATGTTCAATAAATTATATCAGCATTATAAAAATGATTTTGATGTTGAGATGAGATTAAAAAAATCTAATACAACTTACTCGGAGCTTTTTAAAAAAATTCAGCAAAACGAGGAATGGTTCTAAAAAAGGGGTGATAAGATGGCGGGGAATTTTGGCGGCGTTATAAAACTCACCGGAGAAGATGAATACAAAAAAGCATTACAACAAATCAGACAAAGTTTAAGTGAGACAGGAAGCAGTTTAACTGCGATCACGACTAGCTTTAATAATAGTGACAAGTCAATGGAAGCGACTAGAAACGCCGCAAATCAATTAAATAGTGTTTTAGCTCAACAAAAAACGTCATATAACAATTTAAAAACTTCCTATGACGATATGTTGAAAATATACGAAAAAAACAAAGAAAAAATTTTTCAACTGCAAGTCGCCCGTGATTATGAAAAAGAAAAGCTTGAAAAGATAGGTCAAAGTCTAGGAAAAAATTCGAAAGAATACAAAGATCAACAAAAAGTTGTAGATGACCTTTCTAAAACGATTGATAACGCGACAGATCGTCAGAACCAAAATGAACTTTCTTTAAGTAAAATGAGAACTCAATTAAATCAATCTGAGACGGCGATAAACAAAACGACTAAAGCTATCGACGACTTAGGAAAAGAGACAGAGGATTCCGGCAAAAAGGCGGAAGAAGCGGGAAACGGCGGTTTTACCGTGTTTAAGGGAATTTTAGCTAATCTAGGAACTCAAGTTATTAATAATGTTCTAAACGGGCTTAAAAATTTAGGAAGCGGTTTAGTCAACTTAGGGAAGCAAGCCGTCGCGAATTTTACCGAGTTTGAACAACTAGAAGGCGGTGTTAAAAAATTATTCGGCGATGACTTTCAAACCGTTATCGATAATGCGAACAACGGGTTCGCAAGCGCGGGGATGAGCGCGAATGATTACATGAACACCGTCACTTCTTTTAGCGCAAGTCTAATTTCTGGTTTGAATGGTGACACGGCGAAAGCCGCTCAGATAGCAGATATAGCGATTAAAGACATGTCTGACAATGCGAATACATTCGGGACAGACATGGAGAGCATCCAAAACGCATATCAGGGTTTTGCGAAAGGCAATTTCACGATGTTGGATAACCTCAAGCTAGGTTACGGAGGCACTCAAGCTGAGATGGCTCGCTTGATTAATGAATCCGGCGTTTTAGGCGGCAGCATGGAGGTCACGGCTGAGACTGTAAAAAATGTTCCATTTGACCAGATGATTTTAGCGATAAATAGAACGCAAGAACGAATGGGGATTATGGGAACGACGGCAAAAGAAGCAAGTACAACTATTGAGGGTTCGACTAACGCTATGAAAGCCTCATGGCAAAACTTATTGACTGGGATGGCGAGCGGCGGAGATTTAACGCCGTTAATAAATAATTTTGTCGATAGTGTGATGACACTAGGTCACAATTTAATTCCCGTTATTAAGAATGTTATTCAAGGAATGGGACAACTAGCGAGCGGATTGTTAAGTGAGCTTGTTCCTAAGTTAGTTCAGGAGATCCCACCTTTAATAGAACAGACTTTACCAATATTAATAGATTCAATATCGACAGCTTTAGATGCCATATTAGACGTTCTACCTCGCATCATAGACGCTCTTTCGGGTTTAATACCACAAATTCTTTCGGCTTTGCTTTCTGCTTTACCAACACTGGTAGATGTCGGTTTGAAAATTATACTTGCTTTAATCCAAGGTATAACTCAGTCTTTGCCACAATTAATAGCAATGATGCCCAAAATTATCACAGATTTATCTAATATGTGGTTTGAAAATCTAACACAAATAACTAAAGCGGCTTGGGAACTTATCACAACTTTAATTAAAGGAATATCAGAGGCTTTACCTAATTTAATAGACATGATCCCTGAAATTATTTTAGACGTTGCTGAAAACGCCATAAATACCTTACCAGTTGTTCTAGAAGCGGGTGTAGAAATTATTTTTTCGCTGATAGAGGGAATCATTAAAGCTTTGCCAAAACTTATTATGATGATGCCGGAGATTATATTTAAACTTGTGAGTATGTTAATACAGAAACTCCCTGAATTGATTCAGTCCGGCGTCAAACTTGTGGGGGCTTTAGTCCAGGGTTTACTTTCTAGTATCGGATCTGTGGTGGAAGCGGCTGGAAAATTAGCAGGCGCAATTTTACAGTATTTATGGGAGCTTCCTGGAAAACTTTGGAATATTGGCGTTGGAATTGTGCAAGGTATATGGGATGGAATAATTCATAGCTTTGACTGGATTAAAAACAAAATCTCTGAATGGGTCGGAAATGTTACACAATTCATAATGCATTTGTTTGGTATTAATTCTCCGTCAAAACTTTTTAGGGACAAAGTTGGTAAACCTTTGGCTGAAGGTATCGGTGTTGGGTTTTCAGATGAAATGAAAAATGTAACTAGCGAGATGAAAAACGCGATACCTACTAGCTGGAATGTAGAAGGAAATTTAAATTCTAAAAAAGTAACTGGGATAGATGGTTACGAAAAGTTTACTTATACAGAGACTGTTGACGCCTTTAAAGAGGCACTTTCTGGTATGACTGTAGAAATGGATGACGAAAACATGGGCAGATTTATTAGAAAAACTGTTAGCAAGGCAATTTATGCGTAAAAAATCAACAAAAAGGAGGCAAGATGTTTCCGCACATAATTTTAAACGGAGTTAGTAGTCAAACTATAAACGGTCTGATAATTCAAAATTTACCACCTATAACAAAGCCGAAAATGCGTGTAGATATTGAGGAAATAGATGGTCGAGATGGTGACATAATCACGGACTTAGGTTACTCTGCATACGACAAATCTTTTGATATAGGAATAACTGACAAGTCAGTGGTGGACCAAGTTATAGGCTTTTTAAATTCTGAAGGCACTGTAACTTTTTCAAACGAACCTTCCATGGTTTACGAATATAAAATTATTAATCAGATTGATTTTAACCGGCTGATTCGCTTTAAAACTGCGACTATCACAATGCATGTTCAACCCTTTAAAAAGTGCTTAACTGAAAAAGAGTTAAAATTTAACGGCGCAGAGCAAAAAATTAAATTCATAGACTACTATGCTGAAAAAAACGGTGTGATTGCAACTTGCAATGACGGTGTGTTGACTTTCGAGGGCACTTCCACGCAAAATATTACATTTTTTGTTCCTATAGAAAATTTAAAATTAGATGCTGGAAATTACCGCCTGGATATTTATTCAAGTGGTAATACTGAAGGATGTGAAAGTTCTTTAGTTAATGATTCTTTGGCCTTTAGTTATTGTTTCGGTGACGCTCCTTTAAATCTTTTTGACAATTCTACCGTTTCTACAACAGTCACTTACGACACGTTTAAGCCGTTTAACAACATCTACGTCAATATACCTGAGGGTTTTGAAGTAAATTTTAGTCTCTATATAAAATTGACTTTAGTGGAAGAAAATGAAATATCAATAATAAACAAAGGTAATGTGTATTCTTTGCCTAAAATTACAATTCATGGTGTTGGTGACATTACTTTAGGCGTAAATGGGAAAGATGTTTTTTTTGTAACTTTAGGGCTCGAAGAATACATAACAATTGACACAACAAAACTTGAAGCTGTTAAAGACGGCGCTTTAAAAAACCGTCTGGTGACAGGAAATTATGACAATTTTGAGTTAAAATCCGGCGTAAATACTATAAATTATGACGGAATAGTCGAAAAAATTGTAGTTGATGACTATTCGCGTTGGCTTTAAAGGAGGTAAAAATGTCAAATTTTACGACATACAATATAAAAATGGTCAAAGGCGATACAGAAAGTTTTGGCTTTGAACTTGAGGGTGTGGAAAACCTAGACGCTGCATACTTTTCTTGCAAAAGAAACTCACAAGACGAAAATTACCTTTTTCAAAAATCTTTAAATAGTGGAATTACACAAAGAGCTGAAAAACAATATGTGGTCAGGATTGATCCAGATGACACGGCACTTCTGGAACCTGGTCAATATTGGTATGATTTGGAAATCATCAAAAATGACGATGTTTTCACTATTTTTAGAGGTGTTTTAGAACTTTTGCCTGAAATTACCACACCAACGGGTGATATAAATATTAATATATCTTGGGGAAGGATAACTGGAAACATCAATAATCAAACGGATTTACAACTTGAATTCCAAACAAAGGCTGATGTTTCGAGTCTTTCTACGGTTGCTACAAGTGGTGCTTATTCTGATTTAACAGGGGCCCCTAACTTAGCGACCGTTGCAACTTCCGGGTCTTATAATGATTTAAGCAACAAGCCAACAATACCGACTAAAACTAGTGACTTAACAAATGACAGTAACTTTGTGGCTAGTACAAGTTTGGCGACGGTTGCGACAAGTGGTGCTTATTCCGATTTAACAGGGACCCCTAACTTAGCGACCGTTGCTACTAGTGGCTCTTATGCTGATTTATCCAACAAACCGTCAATACCGACAAATACTAGTATTATTGACTTAATCTATCCGGTTGGCTCATATTATTGGAACTCAAATTCTACAAGCCCTGCAACTTTGTTTGGTGTTGGAACTTGGACGCAAATTACGAATAAATTTATCTTTGCTGCAGGTGGTGACTATGCAAGTGGTGATACTGGCGGTGAAGTCGATCACTTATTAACAATTCAAGAAATGCCAAGTCACGACCACAGATGCATAATGGATCAATCTTTTTATGCCTACGGAGGCCCCATGGAGTCTAATGAAGGCCCTGCTTCGGGGCATGGATATGCCTACCCTTTTTACTATTCATTTACAGGGACTAAAGGTGGAAGCAGGTCCCACAATAACATGCCGCCATATATTGTAGCTTATTGTTGGCGTAGAGATGCTTAAAGGAGGATAAAAAATGGAACTAAAAACTAAAATTTTAATGTTAAAGGGAGAAAAAGGAGACCCAGGTGGCTCGACTTGGGGAAATATTTCAGGCGATTTATCAAGTCAAACTGACTTAAACACTGCACTTTCCGGAAAAGCAGACACTGCGGATTTAGGTGCTGTTTGTTTTACGAATGATTATGCAGATTTAAGCAATAAACCACAATTTTCCGAGGTTGCTATTAGTGGATCTTATACAGATTTAACAAACGTTCCAAACTTTTCAACAGTCGCAACTTCAGGATCTTATACAGACTTAATAAATACACCAACTCAACTTACAGACTTTTCAGGTGTTTTGCCGGTTAGTCAAGGTGGAACGGGCGCTTCAGACGGTGTTATACCTAGAAGATTTACACTTTTTTCTTCTGCAGAAGGTGTAGAACCTACAACTATTACGCTGAGCGATTCTATTCAGAACTATCAAAAGATTGGTTTTGCCGTTTCGAATCCACAAGTTTATAACGAAATTTCATACAATTATTCCGAATTGGCGATGTTGCCAAATATAACAACTTATAGGTATACGCTCCGCGTTTTTCGACTTGGAGAGACAGGTCCGATAAGCTGTGTGAATCACTTTATGGAGGTAAATCTTTCAGGGTCAACTTTAACTTATGTTGCCGCGTATAAATTTTCTATCTCTGCCAACGCTGTAGATGTTTACGAACAAAAATTAAAAATACATTACATTTTCGGCTATAAATACTAATAAAAAGGTGACTTAAATGATTAAATTGTTTAAATCTACCGACAAAGTCTTTAATTCTAACGGCGATAAAATCATAAAGGCTTCTAAAGCTAAGGTGCATAAAGAAGACAATGGCGACTTTTATTTAGAACTCGAGTGTCCTTTAATTTACGTTGATGACATAATTGAGGACGCTGTTTTAGTAGTAAATTTACCGCAAGGCGAGCAAGCGTTTAGAGTTACAAACGTTTCTAAAACAAAAAGCAAAATCTCAACAAAATGTTGGCATGTTTTTTATGACTCTAAAAATTATCTAATTAAAGACTCCTATGTTGTAGATAAAGACTGTGCGGGTGCCATGGAACACTTAAATTTAGCAACCGAGCCTGCAAGTCCTTTTAAGACCTATTCTGATATTACTTCTGTTGGATCTTATCGCTGTGTTAGAAATTCGCTTTTTGAGGCTCTAGAAGTAGTTAGAGAGCGTTGGGGAGGGCACTTAGTCCGTGATAATTTTTCTATAAGTTTAAACCAAGATATTGGCACTGACACCGGCGTAGTTATTAGATATAGAAAAAATTTAAAAGAAATATCATGTGAAGAAAATTGGGATGATGTTGTAACAAAACTTTTACCTGTTGGAAAAGACGGAATTTTATTAAATGATTTGGACCCTGGTAGAAGTGTTTATTTATCTTCTGCACAAAAGTATTCTGTTCCATATACTAAAACTGTTTCTTTTTCACAGGATAACATTGACGAAGAAGATTTTAAAGACGAAGACGGAAATACAGATGAGGTGGCTTATAAGACCGCTTTAGTCGAAGATTTAGAGCTTCAAGGTATAAAGTATCTAGATGAAAACTCCAAGCCAAAAATCACGTACACTCTAAGGGCTGACTTAGAAAATATTACCGACATTGGTGACACAATTGAGGTAATTCATGAGCCGCTTAACATTAACCTGATGGCTGAAGTTGTGGCTTTTGATTATGATTGCATCCTTAAAAAGTATACAGAGATTACCTTTGGTAATTTTCAGAAAACTTTGTCAAGCCTTCTAGCTGATGTAAATAATCAAACAAACGAGATAGTAACTGAACAGACAAATCAATTAATGAATTCTTTTAGCGATGAATTAGCTGCTTCCACTGGCGAGATTTGGGACATCTTAGATAGTTACAATATCATTTATGAAGGCGACAAACTTTTTATTCTAGATATATTACCTAAAAGAGCTGCTCAAAACGTAATTTTGTTTGATGAAAATGGTCTAAGTATTTCATACAACGGGCTTTATGGGACTTTTTTAAAAATACTTGATATTAGAGGCTCTATCAATTTTTCGCCTTTAAAAAAGGTTCTGTGGGGAGTTGTGACTCTTGGAAAAGCTAACAATCATCAAGGGTCTATAAAGCTTTTTAATGGAGCAAATGAGCTTCTAGCAGAGTTTACAAAAGACGGCATAGAGTTTTATGGGGTACTAAATTACCATGCTGTCTCAAATAGAGAGCACTTTTTTGCGGCATATGACAGTGAAGGAAACACTTTAATTGATATAAAAAACGACAAAATTTCTGCCAAAAAAGGTGAATTTAAAGAGCTAAATGTCGGCGAAAAACTAAGATTTTTAACAAATTCAAGCGGTGCAGGAATTTATTTAAGTTAGGAGGTAAAATTTTTGGGCACTTTAGTTGCTACTTTAAGTACTAGAACCGAAGAAAATATAGGTGTTAATTGGGTTTCTGAAAACAGTCTAGATAAACTTTGGTATTCAATAAATAACGGTCAAAGTTATGTACTAACTGACCAAACAGGTATTGATGGTTACTTAAGTTTTTACGACTTAACGCCAAACACAGAATATAAAATAATCTTAAAAGGCGCCGAAAAAAACGGCGCTGTTATTTTTTCTGAAGTTTTAGATATATCAACCTATGATTACCCTTTTTGCAATAAAACTCCGGATTTTACAATTGGTGAAAAACTGACTTTAGGTTTTTACAACCCTTTAGAACGTGAAATCACCGTAAATTTAGTAGGGGCTGATGGAAGCATAATAAGCAATGACACTATAAACGGCAGGACTTTAACAGGATTTATAGACGAAGTGACAATAGACAGGCTCTACAAAAGCATAAAAACTTCAGCATCGGCTCAGTACAGTGTTAAAGTTACGTATTCAGATGAATCTATAAAAACTACAGAAGGCGGATACTACAGTGTAGATAAATCAATTTGCGCACCAACTTTAGGTAATATCTATTATGAGGACAGAGACCCGTTTACGCTAACAATAACTGGAAATAATCAACGTATAGTAAGGAACAGGTCTTATCCGTTTTTTTATGCAACTGGTATACGTCCACAAAAACACGCAACAATAGAAGCTGTTAATGTCATTTTAAACGAAGTTACATATCCGCTTTTTCTAGGAAATACAACTGCTGAGGGTTTTGGAAGTGCGGTTGACTCTGCAACCTCTTTGAATGCAATTTTTGAGGTTATAGATAGTCGAGGGCTCATTACACAAAAAGAAAAACAGGTAGATATCTATGACTGGTTCCCGGCTGAGGCGTCAGTTGAAGTTAAAAGGTCTAGTAATGGTGCAAGTGGGCTCATAAAAGTTGATGCAAATTTTGCCTCTGTTGATGGGCACAACGCTGTGACAGTTGAGTATTACTCTAAAAAGCGTAGTGATAGTGAATACACGTATATTGGCACTTTGAGTAGCGGAGTTGAGACAACTTTTGTGGCTGATAGTTCGTATGACTGGGACGTGAAAGTGGTTGTAAATGACCGTTTTAACTCGCCTAACACGTACTATGCAACACTTTCTAGATACACGCCTTTAATCTTTTTTGATGCTGAAAAATATTCAGTTGGCGTTAATTGTTTGCCGTCAAACAACAACACTTTAGAGATAAAAAACGAAGATATTTACGCTGCACTTTTTTATTCAAGTGGCGAAAGTTATTCATTTACAGGCAAAAAAGTGTATTGTGCTGGGCTTTTTAGAAATGATGGCGTCTATTTTAGTTTTTACGTGCCAAAGAGTATGAAAAACGTTACTCCGACAATTACGGTGCTAAAAGGCAATATTTGCCAGTATACTACAAGTTTTTTCTCCGGCGATTATGTAGACGGAGGAAGAGATTTTTTGAACGCAGGAAGTTCTACTGTAACATTTTCTAAACAAAATGATTACGAAATTTTAGTAGTTTGGCAAAGGAATTATTCCTCATCCGTACCAAACAACTCTCTTTGTATCGCAGAGCTGAACTCTTTAACGGTGAATTTTAGTTGAGTTGGTGGAAAAAGAGAACTTATAGGTGCTGAGCTCTTTAAAGAGAGGGCTTAGTGTGGTATAATACTAATAGGTAACAGGGACTGTCTTTGTTAGTTATCCCTCTCCCCCAAACTGAAAATTTGTTAATGGGAGGAGGTGATACTTTGAAGACGATTGGTGAATTCTTTTTTAAAATCCTGAATTTTTTGTGCAAAAAAATTGGCTTTTCCCTAGAAATAGAGAGAAAAACCACAACACTTAAAATTAAGTTTAACAAAGACTGATCCAAGTCCCTGTTACCTCTTACATTATACCACAAAAAAGCAAAAATGATACGTAAAAAGCTCTCTATGGCGCTTAGAGGGCTGAATTTTATTATTTAAAGGAGTATTTAAATGAAAAAAGTTTTTTCTATATTTTTGGTTTTTACAAACTTATTTTTATCTAAAAGCTTAACATGTCTAGCTGAACCAGATGAAAAAGTTACCTCTAAAAAAGTCGTAACTTTAGAAAAAAAGAAGAAAAAAGCGGAAGAACAGAAAAAAGTCGAAGAAGAGGTGGACGAAATAGAAAATGAAGCTGAAAATTCAAAAAATAGCAGTATATCAATAGAAATAAGCGACGAAACAATAGAAAAAATAAAAGAAATGTTAAACTCAGAAACAAACGAAAATTACGCTAAAGCACGCCTGACAATAGACGCAATTTTTAGTGTTATTTTGGGTGTGAATTTATTGTGCTCTTTAAAAGAAAGATTTTTTTCTTCGCCAGAACCCGTGATAGCTGAAAAAGTTCAAAGTAAAACTTGGGTCAGTTCTGCTTTAAGTGTAACAAAGAGCGTTTTCTTTAAGGTAGTTGATAAGATATCAACCGCCTTGCCGTTTTTGTTGCTTTTAAGATACTTTCTGTAAGTTAAATGAGGAGGTTACATGTAAAAAATACTTGTCGCCTTCTATTATAAAAAAATGTTTTTAAAAAAATGAAAAGCGGAGTTTATTTAATAAGAATAATCATAGGAAACTTTTAAAAATTCATGATTATTTTCTTCGCAGTATTTAATTGATTTTTCTACCACTTCTTTTGAATTGTATTTGTCGGTGTAAATGTGTTTGTAGTCTGTTATATAAGCCACTGGATCTTTGATCCTAAAATACATTTTCCAAGCCACCATGCAAATCACCTCAAAAATAAAAAAACAGTTTTGAGTAGGTCCAAAACTGAGTCAGGTGGTAAATTTAAAATTTAATCAAGTACTGCTTTTTTTACTATAGTTACATTTTACCATATCTTTAATAAAAAGTAAATAGGAAATTTAACTAAAAAAATTATCTCATGAAAGCGGCGAAGCAGAATTTATGTGGTTTCATATCATATTTTTTTGCAATTCTTTTACTAGTTTCGTTATAAAATTCTATAAATTCTTTTAGCTCTTCTCTAGCTTCTTCTCTAGTAATTTTTCCTTGTAAATATAAAACTCTAACATCTTCTGAATAACGTTTTAATTTTTGTTTTTCTTCCTCTGTCCACGTTTTTTTTATGTTTTTATTATTTTTTTCTTTCATAAAAAATCACCTCATAAAAAAATTATTTTTTTAAGTTCTAAACTAAAAACGTTAGTAAATTTAAAGTCTAGTAAAATAGTTTTTTTATTATTATAGTAATTTTCTTCATTAAATTTCTCTTCATTTTTCTTATAACTTGATTCTGAATTTGATTCAGTCACTTCTTTAATAATATTATTATATTCAATATTTTCATTTTTTTCTTCTTCTTCTTCTTCATCATCATCAAATGGAAGATAACCACATAACATTGCAAACAAAATTATGCCTGAAGCCCATATATCTATACAAAAACCATTATATGCTTCACCTTTAATAATTTCTGGAGAAGCATAGGATGGAGAGCCACATGGAGTTTCCAAATTTTTTTCACCATTGAAATAATTTGATAACCCAAAGTCTATTATTTTAATAATTTTATTGTCTAATAAAAGTAAATTTTCTGGTTTTAAATCACGATGAGCCATTCCT